CGCTACGGCACGCGCCCGCAGAGCAATGTCACGCTTTCCATTGGCGATCTGCACTTGGATGCGCTGCGCAAGTTTAGCTCCGACATGAAGCGCGTGAACAGCGACGCCGAAGCCGCCACGATTGACGCGGAATATGTGGAGGTGTCGGATGAGTGAAGCCAACCCGTTTGACGACTTCGTTGTCGAGTATTACGACGACCCTGTGCGCTTTGTGCGTGAGGTGCTTGGCGCCGACCCGCTGCCATATCAGGCCGAGTTTCTGGCTGCCATTGCGTCCGGCGAGCGCAAGATCAGCGTGCGTTCGGGGCATGGCACCGGCAAGTCCACGTCTGCCAGCTGGGCGATGCTGTGGTTTCTGTTTCTGCGTTTCCCGAATAAGGTTGTCGTCACCGCGCCGACATCTGGCCAGCTCTTTGACGCGTTGTTCGCGGAGATGAAGCGGTGGATCAACGAGCTGCCGCCTAATCTGAAGGACATGGTCACGGTGAAGTCCGACCGCGTTGAGCTGACCGCTGCCGCGTCCGAAGCGTTCATCTCGGCCCGCACGTCTCGCGCGGAAACGCCGGAGGCGCTCGCCGGCGTTCACAGCGAGCATGTGCTGCTGGTCATCGACGAGGCGTCAGGTGTGCCGGAGAAGGTGTTTGAGGCTGCTGCGGGCAGCATGTCTGGCCACAGCGCCACCACGGTGCTGCTGAGCAACCCCACGCGATCCTCTGGCACGTTTTACGAGAGCCAGACGCGTCTCGCGAATAGCTGGTGGACGCGCCGCTGGTCATGCGTTGACAGCCCGCTTGTGTCCGACGAGTTCGTCGACGAGATGCGCGCGCGCTACGGGGAGGAGAGCAACGCGTTCCGCATCCGCGTGCTTGGCGAGTTTCCGCTGGCGGATGATGACACGATTGTGCCGTACCACTTGGCCGAGGCCGCGATGAAGCGCGACATCGAGGTTGCGCCCAACACGCGCGCCGTGTGGGCGATTGACCCTGCGCGCTTTGGCACCGACCGCACCGCTTTCTGCAAGCGCGAGGGCAGCGTGATAACGGAGATCAAGTCGTGGCGCGGGCTCGATCTCATGCAGACCGTTGGCCGCGTGATGGCTGAATACGATGCGCTGCCCCCGTCGCAGCAGCCCAGCGAGATACTTGTTGACAGCATTGGCATAGGGTCGGGCGTCGTGGATCGGATGCACGAGCTTGGCGCCCCCGTGCGCGGCGTGAACGTCGCCGAGGCGCCGTCGATGAAGGAGACGTATAACAACTTGCGCACGGAGCTGTGGTTTAAGTGCAAGGCGTGGCTGGAGGATCGCTCCTGCAAGCTGCCCAACGACGACGAGCTGCTGTCTGACCTGACCGGCATCCGCTACGCGTTCACGTCTTCTGGGAAGATGGCTGCCGAGAGCAAGGACGCCATGCGCAAGCGCGGCCTGCGCTCGCCTGACCTTGCTGATGCTGTGTGCCTGACGATGGCGTCAGACGCGGCAACGGCCCTGAGCGGGCCGATGTCACGTTGGCGTGGCGCGATCAAGCGCAACCTGCAGGGGATTGCGTGACCGCGTAAAAGCGTTTACCCTACCCCTACATGGACAAGCGCTCCTGCTCGCGCTATCTATACCTCAAGCGAGTTTCCTCCCTGTCTCGCGCACCTTGGCCCCGCCGCGCACCTCCCATTGCGCGCGCGGGGTTTCTTTTTGGCGTTTTAATGTTATTATGCTGGAAGATATAACGGAGGACGTGTGACATGAGAGCACCGAAGTTTAAGCCGTGTAAGGGCTGCCCGACACCCGCCGCATGCAAGCGCGCTGGAACGTGTATGGCGAAGAAGCGCAGGGGCGCTTACTAGTGATGTGGACGGCGCTGCTTTTGCTTTGCAGCGTCGAGGGTAATTGCTTTTCGTTTGGCAGCCCTGTGATGCAGAGCGAGAGCCAGTGCATACAATCCATACCGAGCGGGCTGGAATACGCGCGGCAGATGTTTCCTGCATACCGCGCAACCGATTACAAATGCGTCCAGTGGGGCGAAGGAGCTTAGATGGCTAAGTTGACGGCGAAGCAAAAAGCGAGTGCAAAGGCAATGTCTGCAAGGCGTGGCGTAAAATATCCGAATGCGTGGAGCAATTTAAAAGTTGCGCGCGGAACGTCGAAAAAGAAAGCAGCGAAGAAGAAGACCGCGTAATGAGCCGCACGAGGGCAGAGAAGATCGCAGCAGCGAAGAAGCGCCACGGGTTTACGGCGGTGAATAAACCGCGACGCGGCGGGCCGAAGAAGTTTGAAGTGCTGGCTGTTGATGGCGACACGGTAAAGAAGGTTAACTTTGGCGACCCCGCCATGTCCATCAAGAAGGATCAGCCCAAGCGCAAGGCGTCCTACTGTGCACGCTCCGGCGGCATCAAGGGCAAGTCGAGCAAATTGAGCGCGAATTACTGGTCGCGCAAAGCGTGGGATTGCTGATATGGCGACCGCTGAAGAGTTAAGACGCCTACGCGAAGAGCAGAGCATCTTTTCTGCGCTGTACGACATGGCGCGCCAGCAGCAGAGCGAGCTGGCTGCGGAGGGCCGCCGCCCCGTGCTTGGCGGGCTGCTGTCGAAGGAGCCAGTGTATGGCACCGACACGCTGCGGTATGAAGGTATTGGCAACATGCTTGCGGGGCTGCTTTCGCCCGCTGCCAAAGCCGTTGACGCGCCGATCTCCGCATATCGCGGCACGATCCCGCAGGAAGACATGATAAGCGAAGCGCTTGGCGTTGGGGGCTTAGCTATGGCGGGCGGCGGCGCTGTTGGCGTTCCGCGTGGCGCTGTGGGCGCGAATGCCGCCGACTTGCGCAGGCAGGCCAATATAGATCGCTTTGGCTACGACCCGAATGAAGCGCCGGAAGTTGACACGTCATATCGCGGCGGCCACCAGCCGGTTGGCCCGCAAGACGAAAACCCTGTGCGCCTTGATGATGTCACCATATCCACGACAGGCGAGCAGGCTGGCTATCCGAGCGACTTCTACAGCAGTCAAGGCCAACGCCAATACGCGCAGGGGCCGCGTTTTGAGGATGACGAGTTCGGCTTATCCAACCAGCAAAGCTATCGCGCTATACAAGCGGCACGCGGCAATCCTGACGCAGAGGTAACAATATACCGTGGGGTGCCAAACGAGGAAAGCATAACGTCGATTAATTCTGGCGACTTTGTTACGCTTAGCCCAAAATATGCTGAGCTGCACGCGTCAAGCGGATACGGGCCACGCGGCGAAGATGCGGGCAAGGTAATATCGCAAAAGGTAAAAGTAAAAGACGTTTACTTTGCTGGCGATGATGTAAACGAGTTTGGCTACTTCCCCGACACCACAGCCGCCAACGCCTCTAAGTCTACTGGCTTGCTGACGACGGCTGCGTCTGAAGCGCAGGACATGGCCAAGCGCATTCTGGATCTGCGCGCACAGGGCCGCGCGTCCGAAGTGACCGACGAGATGATGGCGCAAGCAGATCCGCAGTATATGTTTGCGAATACGCCGCTGCCGATGGATGAAGCATCGCGGATGGCGCGTGCCGAGGCCGCTGGGTTTAAGGGCGACTTGTTCCACGGTGGCAAGGGCGGTTATGACATAATGAGAACCGACGCAGGAACGGGTAAAACTTCTGGAACAGGAGCGTTTTTAACGCCGAGCAATAAGCTTGCAGAGACATATTCTCCTGTCGTAGATGGGTCAGTTTACCCATTAATGTCAAGATCGAGCGCCCCAATAGTCAATGCTGACATGCAAAATTGGAATAACATTGAAAGCCCCGTTTACGCTTTTGACCCAAAAACTATGGACGACATTGAAGTAATTGACGAATACGGCAGAGCAAGCACAGATGACATTGCAAGAGAGGCCAGAAAAATATCAGAAGCCATTGAGATACAAGATGTTTCAGACAGAGGGCCGCGCGCTTGGGGAATGACGCAATACCCTGCCGTGTCTAATGTTCGCGTTGAATACAACCCCGCAAACATCCGCTCACGCTTCGCCCGCTTTGACCCTGAGTTCGCCCACCTGAGCAACCTGTCTGCCGCCAACGCATCACCTCTTGGTGGCCTTTTGGCGCAATCTGGTGTATCTGATAAGCAGGCTGAGCGCATAGAGGAATATTTGCGCAGAAGAGGATTGTTAGACTAATGCCCATAACAACATACGCAGAGCTGCAATCCAGCATCGCAGACTTCCTTGATCGCGATGACCTGACGAGCGTCATCCCGACGTTTATTTCGCTGGCCGAGGCAGACATGAACCGGCAGATACGCCACTGGCGTCAGGAGAAGCGCGCCAACGCCAACATCGATACGCAGTACAGCGCCGTGCCTGCCGACTTTTACGAGGTCATACGGATGTATATTACCTCGGGCAACACGCAGCCGCTTGAGCTGCTGAGCCAGTTTCAGCTTTTGGAGCGCAAGCAGCGCACGGCCAACGCCACCAACGAGCCGCGCTACTACGCGATCACGGCTGGCGAAATCGAGGTGTTCCCCGTTCCCGATGGAACATATGCGACGGAGCTATATTACTACGCCAAGATCGACGCGTTGTCCGATAGCAACACGTCAAACTGGCTGCTGCAATACTTCCCCGACGCCTACCTATACAGCTCGCTGATACATTCTGCGCCGTATCTAAAAGACGACGCGCGCATTCAAATCTGGGCATCTTTGCAGGCAAACGCAATTGGTGGTATAAATGCAGACAATGAGAAAGCGAAATTCGGCGGATCTGGTCGCCGCATGAAAATAAAGGCGTATTGAGATGAGCTTCACCAACACCTTCGAGACAACCGTCCTTACATGGTCGTTTACCACTGGCAGCGCGACACGCCCGACCGAGTGGCACACCGCGCTGTACACTGTTGCGCCATCCGATACCGGCGGCGGCACAGAGGTATCCGGCGGGGGCTACGCGCGTCAGGAGACGGCGTTTACCGTGTCAGGCAACACCGCGTCAAACACATCCGCTGAAGAGTGGCCTGTTGCCACGGCAGGATATGGCACCGTTGTTGCTGTCGGCGTGTTCGACGCTGCCACGGGCGGCAATTTGCTGGCCTACGCCGATCTGACCGCCAGCAAGACGATTGACACGGGCGACGTGTTCCGCATTCCTGCGGGCGATCTCGACATCACGCTAGACTAATGACGTATCGCAGCGGCTACGGGCGAAGCACCTACGGCAGCTACAATTACGGCTTGGACGGCGCTATCATTGGCGCCGCTTCCATTATTGCCGTCACGTCTGCCACCGCCGCCGCGTCTGTGCGAGTTCGCGGCGCTGCGTCAATCATCGAGACGGTTACGACCACCGCGTCTGCTGCTGATCGCGTCAGAGAGGGCAGCGCCACCATTGCCGTCACGTCAGGCGGGTCTGCGTCCGGCGCGTTTATCGTGTCCGGCGCTGCCACGATTGCAGCGTCTGCCAGCGTTACGGCTGCGGCTGAGCGCATACACCTTGGCTCCGCTGCCATATCTGCTGCGGCAACTGTTGCTGCGTCTGGTCTGAGGGTTCGTGATGGCGCTGCCACGATTGCTGTGCAGGCGTCCACAACGGCAAACGCTGTTGCGATATACGAGGACA